AAATAATCATTTAATACTCACCCCTCGAGAAAAATAATACCTATACCCAGATAGATGGGTATAGGCTATTTAATACTAATAATTTGTTATTATGGTATTATTTATTTATCGAACCCAAATGCTTTATCTGGGTCCATTTTAGTCATAACAACTTGAGAATCATGGAATGCTTTCATGGCAACTAATTTAAGTTTAGATGCTATTTGAGGCATAGCTGCACCAACGTTAGTAATACCTAGTTTATGGAATAGATTACCTGCACATGCATTACAGATAATACCATCTTTAGCTTCACACATAGAAGCAAATCTAAATTGTACAGTCTTACCTAGATATTTATCTTGGTTATCTGTATTAAGCTCTACTAGCTTATTACCTTCTTTGATATTACAGTACATATACTCTTTGATATTCTTATCATTCAAAGTAACTGTAACTGTACGTTTAGTACCACAGTCAGATCCTTTCTTACCAATTTTAACATGTTGGAATGCTGGCAACATAAGTTTTTCCCAGTAACCACCAACTTCTGTTTTATTGGAACGAGAATAAGGACCTTCAGCTAGTGAGTTAGCAAAGTCTGCATATTCTTCTTTAGTAATACCTTCAATGTAGTTAGACATGATGATATTATAACCTTTAGTTGGATCTGGATTCTTAGTGATACCTTTCATGATAAACATGTTTTTGAAGTCATTATCAAAGCTGCCACGAGCACCAGAGTTATATGTATCAATACCAACGTCATCTTTAAGAGTTTCTTTAGCTAGTTTAAGTAATTCTTCTTGAATAGCAATTACCGCATCAGGATCATTCTTATCTAATCTATCACGATACTTCTTAACCAAGTCAGCTTTAGCTTTATTGATTACTTTAGTAATCAATAATAGCTTCATAGAATAACCATTAGCTAATACTGATACATAAGGCATGAACTTTTGAGCTTTCATGATGAAGTTCTTTAATGTATCTAGTGGTACTTTCTCTTCAAGTACAGCATATCCGATCTTATCTGTAATCTTACCAACCATCTTCTTATTAATTGGCTCATTGATATATCCATATAAATCGAATAACTCATTTTCTATAAATACTTTATTGAATATCCAGATACCTATAGTAGTTAAGAATGCATCTTTATTCTTCTTACCTTCTTTACCATAAGATCCTTTAGGGACAATAAATGTATCATATGTATTAAATCTTACCTTACCATTGAATTCACCAAATAATTCCATAATAAAGGATAATCTGGTTCCTTCCTCTTCGGTAATACCTAAAAGAAATTCTATATCTTTAGGATTGGTAATCTGTTTAGCAATACGTTTTGCCATTACTAGTACCTCCTTTATTTAATAGAATGTGGCTGGCATATAAGCATATTTTCGCCTATCCAGAACATTAGGATAATTCAAAATAATACTTTACAAGGAGGTTCATAATGGGAACTTTTAATGAAGAAAATAAAATTACCATTGCGGAGTTAGCACCGAGTCTTGTTGACCTACTTAATGCAAAGGCACTTGCTGTTGATTTAACTTCGCATGTTAACGATGCTGATCGTCATATTACACCAGCAGAACGTGTTAAATGGAATAAAACATTAGATGATGCTAAATCTTACACAGATTCTGAATTATCTAAAGCTCTCGGTCCAATTCGAGATATGATTAGTGGTACAGATACATCTCTTACAACTCTATTAAACTCTAAACTAGATAAAGCTGTATTTGATAACTTCCGTACTGGTTTAGCTGCTGTAGCTACAAGTGGTTCTTATAATGACTTGAGAGACCAACCATCTGCTTTATCTTACTCTGATACTGCAAATAAAGCATTACGTGCTGATCGTGCTGGTTACTCTGATGAAGCTGGTCATGCTAAAACTGCAGATGAAGCAACTCATGCAGCTACCGCAGATAGTGCTATTCGTATTAATGGTATTCGTATTACTATTGGTACTGAATATCCAACTAGTCCTCAAAATAATAAAGAATTCTTCTATCATACTGCACAACGTATGCTCTATATTTATACAGACAATGGTTGGCAAATGACTGGTGCAGCCCTAAGATAGTTTTTTAGGGTTCAAAATACATTGTAGTATATGTATTTTAAAGTTAGAATAGAGGATAACGTAATGAAACAATTTGAAGAAATATACAAAGATCTAAACTCGTTTACAATGATTATTACTAATCGTTGTAACCTTGCTTGTGATTATTGTTTTGAACGATCTAAAGGCGATAAAGACATGGATGTCGATACTGCTATTGAGATCGTTGATCGTACTTATAATAAAAATTTGAATATGCCAAACCAAAGATTTACTTATAATCTATTTGGTGGCGAGCCAATGGTAAATTGGAAAGTTGTTAAAGCTATTCTTGATCATATCAATGAAAAGCATTATAATGCTCAAGTGGGTATTACAACTAATATGATGCAAATGACAGATGAGATGCTTGAATATATTGATGATAATGATGTATTTGTCTTAGTATCTATTGATGGTATTAAGGAAATGCATGATATGCATCGCAAAGATCATGCTGGTAATGGTTCATTTGACACTGTAGTTAAAAATATTAAGAAAATGGTAGACCGTGGTCTAACTCATCTTATTGAAGCACGTATGACTGTAACTCCAGAGAGTGCAAAATACATGTTTGAAAGTGTTAAGATGCTATTAGATCTTGGCATTAATAATATTTGTCCAATCGCTGCATCTGACTTAGATTGGTCTGATGAAGCATTGAAAGACTATGAAGATAACTATAATAAGATGCTTGAACTCTATGTAGATATCTTGAATGATACTGATAATAATCGTAATATCAATATCAAGCATATTGATGATATTATTGGTACAGCTATGGAACCTGAAGTATCTGATACAAAGATGTGTCATATTGGTAATAAATACTGGGTATGTATTGACTGGAATATGGATGTATATCCTTGTCATAACTTCCCAACTACTGATCTTGAATTCTTAAAAGAAATGAAGATTGGTAATATGAAAACTGGTGTAGATGAAACTAAAGTTTCTGATGAAGCTAAACAAGCTAAGTTTGAAATGGAAGAATGTAAAGACTGTGTAGCTAAGATTATCTGCAAGTCTGGCTGTCCTTTCCAAAACTTAACTGAAAATCATGACTTCTATACTCCAACTAAATCCTACTGTAAGATTCAAAAGATTCTAGTACCAGCAGCTCTTAAGTTTAGAGATAAACTATTGACTGCTGAGAATATTAGATCTCGTAAGTTAAACGTACTTATTGAGAACTTAAAACTCAAGAAGTATTTTGATACTGAAGTTAAGACGGCTGATATTACTTCCTTAGACTTTAAGATGAAATTAGACAGATTCTTAGAAATGTATAATAACTTAGACTGTAAGGGTAATGTCATTCCTAGCTTTAATGACTATTTCACTTTCCAATTATCTATGTCTTCTGCTATCTTAGATAGCATCGTAGATAAGTAATTTAAACATTGGAGGAAACAAATGCCAAATCGTGGTAAATATTCATACACTGACCCAGCTGTTAGTGAAGAATATAAAGAAAAACCGCTAGACAAAGAGTTTATTAATCAAGTAAACTATCTAGCTACTCGTTTGAAATACCAAGTATCCGAATTAAAGGATATTGTTAAAGTTCGTAATAACCCTCAGATGTTTCCTGACCGTTATTATGAAATGAAAGGTCAAAATATAACTGAGAAGTTATTTAAAGAAGACATGAGTATCATTAATACAACTGATACTGATGAAAAACTTACTTTAGACCAATTCAATAAATTGATCAAAGCTAACTGGGATGCTTATAACTATGCACATACTTTATTTGAAGATGAAATCCCAGATGTAGAAGATATTCCTAAATTTGCTGCAACTGAGTTATTGACTCATCGTAAGTTTACAGATATTATCGAAAACTATAATAAGATCAATAACTATCTAAACCGTAACTGGAATAAATACTTTGACGGTTCTGGTTATTGTATCCTTTCTTGTCAGGTAGCATGTCAAGCAACTTGCCAACTTGGTTGTCAATCTTGTCAATATAATACTTGCCATAATCAAAACTGTGGAGGTTGGTCGTAATGAAAATCTTCTTATTAGACGAAGTGTATGAGTTTGCTAAATCTATCGGTATCACTGATAAAATCAATGCACTAGCTAAGAAGATGTACGACCCAAGTACAATCCAATCTGACTTACAATCTTATTATGATTTCAGTCATTCTGAAGCCTATGGTAAAATAATAGATGAATTAGAGACTAAGTTGAAAGCAACTGATATGTCTCTATATAATCTATTAGTTTATACTAAGACTCAATCATATGATGTAATTGCTGAATTGCTTAATAATGTAAAGAATCTACGTGATAGATTCGTCCTATTGGATAAGGCAATCTCATATAAATTATCAAGTGCTCTAGAATATGAACTTCTTGTTGCTCTATTCTGCAATATGTATACTGAAGTACAAGAAGACGTTAGAGCTGCTTTACCTAAATATATTCATACTGCATACTTTAACTACTGTAGTATCAGATACTGTCTACGTATCTCTACTTCTGGTAATGTAGATATCTTTGATGAATATGAAAAATATATGTCTAAGGTTTATAAACAAATCCAATCATATATTAACTCTAAAGATACTTTAGATAACTTACGTCTTGAAGTTAGATGTGCTGCTCTACAATATATCATTCCTAGAATGACTAAAGAGCAACGTCTAACTACATTAGCTAAAGTTGAAGAATTAGCCAATGTAGATAATATGGACTTTGATAATAAACTAAGATCAATTGGTGTTATCTGGACATTCGAACGTCTATATGAAGCATACTTTGATTTGAATGATTATCCTAAGTTCTTCCATTGGGTATATAAAGAATACAAGTATCTTGATAAGGCATTGGATGATAAAGAAGCTTTCTTTGATTCCTTGCGTTATTATAATAAGAATAACATCACTGGGTTTATCATCTCTATGAGACGATTCTATTTGATTCAAAGATTATATCCACAGTTCCTTATGAACTTTGATAATATCTTACCTTCAGATAGAAACTTCATTAGCTCTGATGATTTAGATTATACTCTATATGATGATTATGCTAATAAGCTAGTTATGAATAAGTTTAAGACATATGTAGATACTTGGTATCAAAATAATATTGATAAACTTAAAGACTTAGCTGGTAATAAAGAAATGCTTCTTAAATGTAAGAAGATGGTAGTAGACGGATTATCTGAAGAAGAAGCTACTGTTGTAATGAATACTGATTATGATAGTGCTACTCATCCAGAAAATACTTCAGCTCCAATTCCTGGAAACTTTGATACGCCTAATATTGGTGAAGCTATTGGTACTCCAGAAGTACCTAAAGTTAATATTGGTCTTCCAGAAGGATTTAGTGTAAATGATGAAGACCTTGCTAGATTATCTGAATTTAATAATCAAGAAGGTAGTCATATTATAATGAGTCCAGAAGAATTGATTAAACATGAAGAAGAACGTATTACTGAATCTACAGAGTCTACTACTCCAGTAGTTACTCCAAGTACTACTGAAACACCTGCAGTCCCTCCAATTCCACCTATCCCTGTACCTCCAGTAGTTACTCCAACTACAGAAACTACAACTCCAAGCACGGAATCTGAAACTAAACCGACTGTACCATCGATTCCACCATTACCTTCAAACTTTGAAGTTAATGAAGATGAATTAAATAGTTTAACTGAAGAGGAAAGAGCAGCAATGGCAGCTGCTGAAAATGAATAATGTATAAAGAGATATATTTAATGCTTACTGAAGCTTGTCCTAATAGATGTGAGTATTGTTACATCAAAGGACGAGATAACCCTGCAACAATGACATTTGAACAGATAGATCAAATTATACAAACAGAAAAGCCTTCGAGGATTTTATTCTTCGGAGGCGAACCTCTTTTGTGTCTTGATCTTATCGAAAAAACTATGGAGAAATACTATGGAAAACTTAAATTCCAAATAGTAACTTCTACTGTAGTTAACTTTAAAGAATTTATCGATCTTAATGAGAAATATCCTATGAATGAAATTCAATTATCATGGGATGGTTTTGCAGATAAGAATCGTGTTGATACATGCGGTAAATCTATCGCTTCTAATGTATACCAAAATATCTGGTATGCTATTGAACGTGGATTGAAATTTGATATCAAATGTGTTATAGGTAATGAGAACGTTCATCTTATGGAAGAAATCCATAAACAATTTATGGGATTCAAGAAATATGGTGTATCTGGTGAGTTCGTAGTAGCTCATAGATCTTTATATACAGATAACTTCTTAGATGTATTTAAAGAGCAATATAAGAAGACCTTTACATTAGATAAGATGTATATGGATCATCTTAATAGAATCATTGCAGTCATTCAAAATGATAGATACTTTGGTTCTTGTGATGCTGGTAAGTATAAGGTTATCACTCCAAGTGGATGGGAATCTTATTGTACTGCATTATCTCAAGAAGATAAGAAATTCGGTGACGAATTACTTCAAAAACCATGTAAGAATCCTAAATGTGATGATTGTAAATGTCGTTGCATGTGCGATGGTGGTTGTCGATATGAACGTTACTTGGAATTTGGAGATGAATGGGAATATAACTTCCTTGAATCTACTTGTATCATGATGCATGTATACTATGACACAATTAGAGAATGGTTAGACTCTTTGAATGAAGAAGAGACTGAACGTCTATATGAAATTATACAACGATATAAAGCTTATCAAGCTGAATATCATTCGGAGGTGAAATACTAATGCTTAACTACGTTCCTGAACGGATATATGAAGTATTAAAAGATGAGCCTAGATTTAATGAATTGACTGAAATCATTACTGATAGATTCTCCAAAGTCGGTACATTGCTTGATGTAGTTATGTTTGATACTAATGCTAAAGCAGATAAAGAAATCTATAACTACTACGTTAATACATTAACTGAATTAGTTAATGAAAAATGTCCAGAGTATGCATTACAATTACACGTTACTCTAATGCAATCTGATAAAGATGAATTACTTGGCTATTATGATGATCGTAAGAAATATGATGAAGAAACTACAATGTATTTATTGTCCTATCTAATCAATTGCTCTTATGATGATTATACATTCCCACAATTCCAAAAGACTTATGTAGAAACTTACGAATCTACTCCAGTAGAGATTCGTAATAACTTCTCTGATTACATTCATCTTAAATATATCAACTCTAAAGTTGAAAGATATGCAATGTATGAAGCTCCAAGAGATGCTACATTCATTATTAAAGTAGTAGATCTATTGAAACGTTTATATGAAAACTTTAAGACTATTGTACATGAACCAAATATTCTTAAATACTGTTTCATTGAAATCTTAGATCACTCTTTAACTAATGCATTTAAGTTCGTCAATAATGATAAACTAATCTATGATGCGGTTCAACAATTAGAGATTCCAGAAGAATTCGAAGATGGAGACTTCAAAGGAACTTCTATTAATGAACTTGGCATCTTAGATAAGAAATTTGAATTAGCTGTAGCTGCACGTAAGTGGGTAGATGCTATTCATAAATATAATGATGTATTAGACTGGATTGAATTAGCTTTACTTCATCCAGAAAAACTATATCGTACTCTTATCATCTATGATAAAGTTATGGCACCTAACTTCTGTGCAATTCTACGTAGATACTTAAGACTTTCTGATGAGTTCTTTAACCGTGCTGGTGAAAGACAAATCAATATTAACCCACAAGATAAAGAGTTTATCTTGAAACCAGACTATGAAGGACTAGAAGTTTCCAATTTGGAAACAACTCTATCCTTTAATAGATTAACTAAGCATATGGATGATTGGTTTACTAATAATGGCATATCTCTATATGCATTTAGAGCTTGGTATTATAATATCTATAAGAATGGATTAAGTGAAGCATATGTACAATTGTCAGAAGATGAACCTAAAGACAATAAATGATTTTACTCTATCAACTCTAGAATTAGATGTGGCACAAGTCTGTAATATGGCTTGTGCCTATTGCTATTTGCGAGGAAATACTAATGAACCAAAGAAGTTTGATAGATGGAATGATTTATATGAGTTATTAAAGAATGTAAAACTAGCAGATAAACTTACTGTTGGTTTAACTACAGGGGAGTTATTCTTAGATGAGACTGTAGAATACATTTATAATGCTGTAAAGAAGTTAAGTAAGATTAATAGATTCTCTGAAACAGAGATTCTATATAGACTATACTCTAATGGATCTCATGCACAAAATATAATCGATGTCTTTGATTATATTGGATCTAATAAGACTATGATTAGTATATCATATGATGGGCTAAACTCAACTAGAGTATTTAAACCATTAAAGTATACTGATATGACTAAACAATTAGAGATCTTAGCAGACTCTCGCTATAGTAATAAGATCATTATTAGATATGCATTACATGAGAATGTAAAAAATATGTTTGATACATTTAAGTTCATTCATGAACTTGGATTTAATAATATAGAATACTATACAGTGAATAGCTTTGATAAATATAGACATTATGATTATATTGATGAATTCACTAAACAGCTAGAAAAGACTCTAGATTACTTTGAAGGATCTGATTTCAAGATCTATAATGTCAATAAGTATCTACAGTTTAAGAATCCTAGAAGATTATGTGAATATGGGACTTCATTAGCTATAGATTTGCATGGTAAGATGACTATGTGTCCATTATCCTTCGGTGGTGATATTGTCGATGAAGTATCTATTGACTTATCTAATTACAAAGATCTACCTAATCTGTATAATAAATTCCAAGAAGGATATATGATAGATAGATCTAAATTAGATTGTGTAATCTGTAATAATCAGTTATGTGAAGATTGTTGTTCTCATAAATCTATTCAAGATAGCGAGAATAGATTATATCAACAATGTAATCTTAGACATGCTGAGTTAGCAGTTTATGATAAATTATATAAGGAGTCATCAAATGTTTGAAAGATTTGATGCTTTAGTATATAAAGTCTCTGAGTATTGTAATTTAGATTGTGTTTACTGTTTCCAGAAGCATGATGTCAAAGAACGTACTAGAGGTTTTACATACTTTGATGAATTGATTAAATTACTTATCACTCTACCATTAGCAGATGACTTTGAAGTTAAAGTTACTGGTGGTGAGTCCAGTCTTCATTGTGATAAGATTAGACAAGATTATAAGAAGTTTAAGAAATTAGAACGTTATAAAGAGACAACTATCAATATGACGACGATTTCTAATGGTAGCAATATAGGTGGTCTGATAGATCTCTGGGATGACCATATTTTGGATCCATGGGGTTGTAAGATATCCTGGGATGGTATATATAGTGCATCAAAATCTAGAAAACCAAAGAATATTAAAGTTTTCAATGATGATTATTTTAATAAAGCTATCATTGAACTTGGTAGATCTAACTATCATGATAAAGTCTTGGTTCGTACAGCATGTACACCTGATACTATAGATAATTTATATGATGCATATAAATTTGCATTAGATAATGGTTGCTATAAATGGGAGTATTATCCTTTATCGGACTGCGATTATTATAAAGATCCAGACTTTTTAAAGAAATTTGAAGAGCAACTTTATTATATCTTTGAAGAGAATGCTAGAGAAGAAAATGATGATAAACTAGTTGCAAATGTCGACACAATGTTGTATACTAAATATGCCGGTGTTAAAGATAAACTTCGTGCTATTAGTTGTAGACATCTTGGTCATTTTCTTCATGTTGGTATAGATGGCTCATTGTATCCATGTGGATACTTCTCTGATGATGCATTCTATGAAAATCAAACAGTTAAGATTGGTGATGTATTTACTGGATTATATCCAGACGTAATTGAATCATTCTCTAAAGAATATAGTCAAACTCCAATGTGTAGTATCTCAGAAGATGATGGTTGTAAGTGTTATCATTGCTTTGAATGTCCAGCTGTAAGTAAATTCTATAAGAATAACTTACAGAATAAAATGAGACAACAATGCGCAATGAGACATATTGAACTTAAAGTATTCAATGATATCTATAAAGATTATGATAAAGATAAAGAACGTATAGTACGAAATTTCTCCTATGCTGGATTCTAAAACATGTAATTATGGGTTTGGGTTAAACTCTGTAGAATTTAATATGTAAAAGGAGAATTAGTATGAGTACTACAAGAACTATCGTCAAGAGACGATCTATAAGAATGAAAGTTTTTAGAGTTATTAAAGCACTCTTTAAACCAATCTATATTTTGAAGGCTATAAGAATACTTTTAAATATCCTTGTACCTAAGAAAAATAAATAAATTATTATCCCATAGGAGTTTTATCTCCTATGGGGTTATTATTTTAACATTTAGATAATCATAAAGGAGGATTAAACATGGCAAAACTTAGAGATACAGCTATTAAAGATAATCTATCTATAGCTGGAAATGTAACAGCCGCAGGTAAAGTTTTATCTGTCGAAGGTCATACTCATACTCCAGCAAATATTACTGGAATTGATAAATATATAGAAGATAAAGTTAAAGCTGGTGGTGCTACACTACCAGAGAATATAAATGCTAAGACCCTAGATGGTCATGCAGTAAGTGATTTTGTTTTGAAATCAGAATCATCCACTAGTAGTAATAATGATATTGTACGAATATTAAAGTTTACTGGTCAAGAGCCATATACTAGTCTATTATTTAGTAAATCTATTGTTGGATCAGATAATAAAATTAAA